GTAAGACTAATGCTTGTGTGCCATTTACTTTAGCAATTCTACCTGCTACTGGATTTAAAACTAAGTCATTTCCAGTCGTAGTTTGAATCTCGTTATCTTCAATTAAAATCTTATCGCTTACATTCAGGAATGCAGTAGTTTTTACAAAACCAGATGTAGTAACATTTCCGCTAGTAGCAGCAACACTAACTGTAGAACCTACATTAAATGGAGCATTGACAGTTACTGCAGTTCCAGACATAGTTAATGATGTCTGTGAAGATATAGATGAAGCAACAATATTGGTTCCATTTAATTGAGGTGTCGTCACAGAAGCGGTAAACGTTGCATCAACGCCACTAACTGTAGAGGCAGAAGTAATACTTGTAGCAGAAAACTCTCCACTACTAATATCTGCCGATACAACATCAGATTGCTGTGTATTTAAGACGGATAATGCAAATCCAGAACCAAATACCTTCGGATTATTAGCATCAATTGTTAATAAAGCTTCATTCCCAGGTTCACCACCTTGATCGGCAGTAAGTCTATCATAATAATATAAATTTGGAGTAGTATCGGTTACCTTAATATTAATATTTGAACCGTCTGTTGTTACACCATCAGTAAACTCAGTTCCTTCAAAATTTAGTTCTGCTGCACCAGAAACAGATGGTGCAGTATCTAACGTAATAGTAGTTGCATCAACAACAGCAGCTACTTTTGTTCCAACAACTAATGCTCCACCACCTTGCCCAGAAGCACTTACAAGCATTCCAACTACGATTCCAGTAGTGCTAGTTAGAGTAACATTAGAAGACCCTACATCTAGTGTAGTTGTTAGAGGTCCTACACTACTAGTTCCCCACTTTCCTCCTGCAAATTTAGAGAAAGCAAATTCTTGAGAATCGTTAGAAGAATCTGATAGATCAAATGAATATGTGTTTCCAACATATAATGTTAGATCTGGAGTTATAGTAGCTCCAGAACCTGTATCAATGAATATTTTTGTTTCTAAATCAGTAAATGTGTTAATAGTGTAGGTTGGACCAGGATTGGAATCTTTTTCAAATACAGATCCAGCAGCAAGACCAGTAGCTGTGCAAAGTAAAGAATTTACATTTCCACCAATAGATCTAATTTCAATAATTTCTGTACTTGACCCTTGTGCTACTCCACTCTCAACTAAAATATCTCCTACAGCAAACGTGCTTGAAGATACAGTTGTTGTTAATGTAAACTCTACAACATCTCTTCTAGTTACTGTATATGAAATGGGTTGAGTTAAATCAAATGGACTTACTGTCAGAGAGTCTCCAGCAACATAACCATTACCAGGACTATTAATAGTAAGAGATTCTACAGAACCAATTTTTGCAATGGTATATTGTAATGGAGTTGATGGTGAACCATATGCAGGACTAAACGATAGCGTTGCAGATCCAGCAGTCGTTGGTGTATTTGATAATGTAATTACATTTCCAGTAATTGTGCTTACAGTAGTATTAGCAGCAACAACGCCAGGTCCAGACGTTACAGTAACAATGTCTCCAGCAGTAATACCTGCAGCACTTGCCACAGTAATATCAAATAAATTTGGTGAAGAGAATGATAAACTAGCAGATCCAGCAGTTCCTGGTGTAGCAGATAACGTTAGTTGAGTTGCACTGTCAACAGATTGTACTGTTGTACTTGGTTGTACAATTCCAATATCTGATTGTCCATTAAAGACATTCATTCCTACAATAATACCTGTTGTACTAGCAACAGTAATTTGAGCACTGCTTGTGCTTAAAGTTGTGGATACATTATTTTTTTGACCAGGAAGAGTAGTTGCAACTCCTGTAACACCAGCTGATAAAGATAATACATCTCCTGCAGTATAACCAGATCCTTTACTATCAAAAGAATTAATTTCTGTTAGTACACCAGGATTGCTGTTTACCGTGTAAGTAAATCCAGCTCCACCGCCTCCACCTAAATCAGAATCATTTGCTGATAGTACATCTGTATTAACATATCCAGAACCAATACTTGTGAAAGTTATAGAACTAACAACTCCATTGAAAGCAGTTGTTGTTAGAGTAAACGTAGCTCCAGATCCTGTTCCTCCTACATCAACAGCGTTAAATGTTACAATATCTCCAGTTGCATAATCATCTGCAGTCGTAAACACGACTGCTGTAACTGCTCCGCCAGATACGGTTACATCTGCTGTTCCACCTGTACCCTCATGTACTGTTGTTCCAGACTGAATGGTGACAGCTGCACCCATATTATTATGAACTTCACAGTCATAATTTACAGTTGTGGTTGTAGATGATCCCTTAACTACAACGTAGTAAAAAGCACCTGCAGTACCAGGAGTTCCTACTCTAACTCCAGTAACACCAGGGGCGTCTGCTGGATTTAAGTCTCCTCCAAACTGAGTTTCAAATCTAAATGGATGTCCAACATTAGATGCATCAGATATGTCAAATCTGTATGTATTTCCAGTGTCTAAAGTTAATGTTGGTTGAGTATTACCATCAATTACATATTGAAAAGGACCTGAACCAGTTACAGTTACAACAAATGTTTGTACTGGTTGGTTGTATGTGGATACACCTTGATATGTTCCATCAGTATATCCAGAACCACCAACTATTGTTCCATTAAATCCTGTTGTACCAGTTACTGTAATATCAGCAACAGCATTAGATCCACTTCCTCCAGTGATTGGTACACCAGTGTAACTTCCTGGCACATATCCAGAACCACCAACCAGAGCACCAACAATTCCAGGTACAGTAAATGTAATTAATGCTCCAGATCCAGTTCCTCCATTTAACGGAATAGAACTATAGGATCCTGGATTATAGCCAGCACCACTTTGTGTAATTGAACCTTCATATTCTGCAATTATAAAATCTGCAGATGCGTCATCACCAGTTCCTCCAGTGAGTGAAACATTTTCATATGTCCCTGGATCATAGTTAGATCCAGTATCTAGAATAGAAATTCCACCTGCGTATAAAATTCTTTGTCTTACATTAATATTTTTGTAGAATACAACATCTGTTGGTTGTAAATCAACAATTTTTTTATTAGATGAAACAAATCCTAAAGTTCCAGCACTAGGTTTGTATATACCAACAGAAGCATCTGATGTAAATGATAAAGATGGAGAAGTAACTGTTCCATTGCCAAGTTTTAAATTTCCTGTAGAAAGATCACTTCCTCCCTGAGAAATATTAAAAATTTGGTCACCAATTTGATTAATTTTCTGCCTTTGAAGTTCAAAGGTATCAGTTCTAGCGACTTGAATTGCTGGCATTTTTAACTAACTCTCTAAGTAAAGATTTGATCTCAGAAACTTCATTCTTCAACATATTTATGTCATCCAACGCGGAACTTAGATGTTTAGACTTTCGTCTAGCCTCTATAGCAGAATCGTCCAAATTGATGATAGCACCAGTGTTTTGGTCTCTTACGAGACCGTCATGCCCTTCAACTTTGATATAGTCCATACGCGGAAATTAGAAAGATGCGACTGCTCTAATATCTTGAATCTTAGGAACGTATGATGGATCAACACCTTTCATAACAATCTTGATTGCAAAGGATGAGAATTCCTCTAGATCGGACACACTATACTTGAGATCCTGGTAAGAAGATTGTTTCTCAACAACACTAGAAATGCTGTTCTCACTAGTTGCTAATTCAAGTGTATCTGGTTGTCCAGTGCCATTGAAGAATACCCAGTCAATATCCTCAAAGTTCTCTTGACTAGAAGCTTTCTTAAACTTATAGAGAACTTGAATATTAGAGATGTCTTTGGTATTTGCAGTAAGATGAACATCAATAGAAGTTGCTGGATTATTGATTACAACTTCTTTAGTTACATACTTAGCAACAGAAGAACTGTTCTTAGAAGTATTCTCTTCAACGTAGTCAATACCATTGGTATACGTGATCTTTCCTACCTCTAGATAGTTTGCTTCTTCATCTGGTTGGTTGGGATACTTAATGAAATCACCTACGCGGAAGATATCAGCAAGTTGATCACCAACAACTGCATTTCTATTGTAGACTGCATTATCAATAATTCTGTCAGTATAACTGTTATTAATTGGTTTGATATCAACTCTTGCAGTCAACTCTTGAGTCTGACTGTTCCAGATAACCGTCTTACCAGTAATTACGTTATCATAAGTCTCAAGAATTACCGATGGGTTTCTTGCTACAATAGTAGAACCATCATCAATAGATGCAAAAACTTGTACTGGGTTAGAATCTACAGTGACATTTGTCAATGAAGATTGATTTCCGAGTGCTACAATTTCTCCTTTTTGGAAGAACTGAGAAGTCTTGACTCTTACATAAACAACCTGACCATTGACTCTTGCGATAGTTCCAGATGTCTTAGATGTCTGTCCCTGAATTGTCTGGTTTGCTTGAATTTCTGTTCCAGCATTTCCAGCTAGTTCAAACTGATATACAGGATAGAATTCAATGACTTGATCTCTTCTACCAAATCTATTTTCTTGTCCTGCGGCATTTTCAATTCTGTTGCTTACTGTTTTGACGGTAGCATTAGAAAGATCAATGATTGGAGACAAGTTGGAAGATGTAGAAGAAAGATCCATTTTGTATGTCAACGATCTGCTGAGACTATTGAGAGTCTCATTAATATCAGATGCGACTAATTTTTGATTTGTAAAGTAGTGTGGTTCATTGAGGAACGTCTTCTCAAACTCTGTCTGAGAATAAGACGTGTAGTTGGTTGTAGAAGAATCAACAGGGATAACATTTGTTGTCTTCACAGATACATCCAGTGTGGTTCCTGTAAATGTTAGATAGTGAATCTGAGGATATAGAGTTTCAAACTTTCTGTTGTGACTTGCATATACAGATGTTCCACCACCCAGAGAATTACCAGCAGCTTGAGATGGAGAGATAATATTGTAAGAATCAACACCAGAGTTAATAACTTGGAACAAGTTACTATTAATTGTTGATGCTGTAATACCACCAGTCTCTACTGCAGTTCTGTAGAACACATAAGAGTCACCACTATCCTCAAATCCATGATCTCTGTGATTAACTTTAACAACAGCATTGTTGTTTTTGAACAGAGTGGATGTAGAAGCAGAGTTAGAACTTGCATTTGTTTCAATTGGATTAGCATCCAACAACTCATATCCAAGACTTGCATTCTTAAGTAAAAGTTCTGCAGGTCTCGTGATATCAAATTCTGCTCTGTATAGAGTAAACTTGAGATCTTCAAAGATATCTTCGGTCCAGCTCTCAGTGTTTTGAGAACGATATACAGAACCCAAAGATGGTTGTGTAGTAATAACAGTGCTGGTTGCAATGTCAGTCTCACCAAGTCTGGATACCCACATTTCATAATCAGTAGAATCAGTTTCAACTACTAGAGCATACTCGGTATCGTTCTGTAGATATACGGGATAATCAAATGCGAAATGTGTGGGAGTTGTGGAGTTTGTTACTTCACCAGCATCAACTGCTACACCCATTCTAACGGCAGGAGAATCAATCTCAATGAAGGTTTGGATCTCACATCCACCTGCACCGTTTCCAACGCCTTTAACGACCACAGAAGGTGCTTCTGTGTAACCGAAACCAGTGAGAGATACCTCAGCATTATAGATCTTGCCACCAGATACTTCAATACTTGCAGTAGCAGTAGCTCCACCAGGAAGTTGTGGACTTTCAATAGTTAAAATTGCACTGTCATAATTTTGACCAGGATTGGTAATTCTGATACCAGATAATTTACCACTATCTTTTGCTACAGAAAGAACCAAATCTGTGGCATCTTTTGCATTTGCTTCAGTAACAGAAGGAATGATTAGATCTTCATTCTGTACAAAAGACTTGCCATTATGATTACTTAGAACAACAGTATAGACTTGCTCATTGGTGAGACTATACTTACCAGATGCAGTTGCAACTAGTTCTACATTGTTCTTGTCAAAGATCTGAAGAATTGGACCAGAAGCAGCAGACGATGCGCCTGTTACACTTTCTCCTTTGTATACAGCAATGTTACCACTTGCAAAACACTTAAGGAAAGTATTTGGAGCTAGAGTTTTCTCAGATCCAGGAACAATATTCTTAGCAGGTTTTTCTGCATCTACATTAGTAATGTATGCTTTTACGGGAATATTAGTGCTCTTTTTGCTGAAGAAGAAATCAACACCAGTTACAAAACATCCACCGTCAAGATTTTCAACCTTAAAGGTCTGTGCAAGAGGGTTGGGTCTGATAGGATTATCAGTATTACTCTCAATTAACTGAACACCCTCATTGGACTTAAAGTAAGATGGTTTTGTAGAAACAATGCTTGCAGGATTCTCTGGGAGGAGACCTGTAGCATAATATTTAACTTCGGTGTAACTATCTACTTCTTCTTTAGGAGCATTGGTTGCACTAGAAGTAAATCTGAAAGTTAGCACGCCAGATGTTACAGATACTTCTTCTGCGGAAGTGTCATATGCAACAGTATCAACATCACCAGTCCAAGTAGTATTTTCTAGTGGTGGCAAACCAGCAGGAACAATAATTAAACCACTAGCATTGCCATATTCATCTGTAGTAACTTCACCATTGAATGCAGACAAAGAGTTGCCAGCAATACCAGTAAATCTGAGATCAGGATTGACCCAGCGACCAATATCTCTACCTTCTAAGAAAACATATAGTTTGGTGTTAGGCTTCATTCGTCTTACAACGAATCTAACTGGAATACTTCTAGCAAAGAACGCCAAAGAAGTAGATACTAGACTTTCTCCAATTGCTTTTGTAGGAACGCCCTTTCCAACTTCATTGTTTTGTGGACTAATATTGGAAGAACTACCAACAGAAGCACTAGAAACAGAAGTTGTAGCTTGCTGTGTATTAACTTCACCAAGAGAATTGATTGCAGTGAACGAGGTAGATGTGCCAACCCAGTTAACAACAAAAGAGTTGAAAAGACTAGAGAAACTTTCTTTTACGTTTTCTTTTGCTAGGAAAATATTGAATAGACTTGTATTAGTATCAACTACTAGTGGTTCTTCAGATTGATCATACCAATGATCAACAGATGGAGATACTTCACCATCACCAACATATTGAAGAACAACAAATGGATTTGGATTTAGTTTTTTAGATGCAAAGTCATTTCCAAGTAGTGATAGTGGAGTATATGGTAACGTTACCATATCACCAGACTTCTTGTATCCAGAGACTGCTCTCTGATCTTCTCTTACATTGACTTCCTCCAGAGAAATAGAATCTTCTTTTGCTTGAGGACGCAATACAGATTGCTGACTATCAATAGAACACTTATAATCTAAAGAAGACAGGTTACCAATACTGTGTGCCTCAAAGTTATCAACAAAGAAACCAGACTTAAATCTGTCAAGTCCAATTTCATCTTTGACTTGCATGTTAAGAGCTTGCTGCTCTAGGATGCTAAGTGTAGTATAATACTCAAGACGCTCAATACGCTTCTCTAATTTACCGATATCACGCATTGTGTAACGGCGGTTGTCAACTGGAGTAATTCTTACATCCTTAGTTGTCTTCGTGAATGCAGGAATATATGCATAGAAGAGAGGTACAGCATCATCAATAGGATCTGGTTTAGATGGATTGAGTGAAGAGTTTCCTTCTTTGACAAGGAAGTTTCCTTTCTTATCTAAGAAAATACCATCAATGCGATCCAGGTATTGAATCTGACTAAACGAGAAAGTATACTCAAGTCCTAGATCAGGAGCTGGCGTGCTAGCAAGAACAGCACCAGATCCAGCAAAAGAACCAGCAGTAACTTCTAAAGATGCTTTGTTAAGGAAACCAGGAATGATAGCAGTGCTATCTACTTTTGGTCTAAAGTCAATAACGTTCTTGAGTTCTAGATTTCCATGAACAGAAGAATTGAACGATGGAATTTCATCTTCAGGAACACCTGCTTCATGCAAGTAACTATCAATCGTACAGAAGTCACCTTGAGACTGCTCAAAGTAATCAAATGCAATAAGCAATTGACCAGCAGCTGGTTCAAACCCTGGTTTTAAAACAATACGAGAAACATCATAGATTGTATCTCTTTGACCATTATCAAATGTATATCTTGCACTTACATCAGTACCAGAAATTAGATTGCCTGCGCTGTCAACATTCGGTGCTTGAGAAGATGTTCCCTCATAAACGTATCTTAGTTTGAATGCATCTGAGTAAGATAAAGTTTCTACAACTTCATTATCGTAGTCTTGTCCTCTAAATGGAATAATACGATCACCAGCAGATGTAATAACAATTCTCTTATTTCTTACTGCAGTTTTAAGTCTTGGTTTTGCATTAGAAACCTCAAGAGTTGCTGTTAATTTAAGTTTGGGGAATGTTCCATTAGAAGGAATAGTTCCAAAATAAGTTGATGGTAGATTTAGACTAATACTTCCAGAAGTTAGACCACTGGCAGTATCAGTAGCAGAAGTAATTTCTACTGCATCATCAGCAACATATACGATGTCACCTTTTACAATATTTGGTGCATCACCAGGATCCAAGACCGTGATAATGAAATTACTCTCACTGAAAGCTGCAAATCTTTGTGTTCCAAATGGTAGTTGTGCAGCAAATGTAATTGTGCCACCACCAGAAGACGCAGTAGTTACAAAATCTCTACGGAAGTAATACTTAATCTTAGTATCTTCACCACCAGCAGAAATTTGAGAAACTTGCTTACTGCCAGTAGGGAACAATAATGTGCCAGAGTTAGTATTTGCTACTTTAGGACGTAAACGTACAATACTAGTATTAGTTACATCTCCAGGTAGAGCAACATCTAAGTAAATTCTAGTCTTAGATGCACCTTCTTGTTTTGTTGCATACTGAACAACAGCACGAACAAGATTATTGCTATCGTCCGAGAATTGAATTAAATCTCCTTGCTGAAGAAGAATAGAAGCATCTGCGCTAAAGCTAGTTGACTCAACAAAGTTAGATCCTTGAGAACCAAAGAATGTAAAGTTAGTTACAGATTTAATTTCAGAATATGTTTGACTGTCAACTACAACATCAGCAGAAAATGTGTTCGCATTTCCAGAACCATAAGTGCAACCAATGGACTTGACGTTCTGTGGAGTATACGTTGTAACAGTATTTCTGAATAGAACTGGTACAACTGCAGCTGCAGAGTTTGGAGTGCTAGCACTTTCTGGGTTCTGTACCGTAATTGCTGGTGGTTGAGCATACTCAAGATTTACTGCTCTTCTATTAACAATAGTTGCTTTGTAAATTTTTCCATCGGTTGTTTTACCAAGATCAATTTTTGATGCATCAAATTCTTGACCGTTGATAAGTAAGTTTACACCATCTGCATATCCCAAACCTCTATTTTGTACGATAAAGTGGGAGATTGTGTTTTCTTTAGCAATCTTTACAGTATTTCCATCCTCATCTCTAATCGTTTCACCAGATTGGAATCTACCAGAAAGAGTCTTGACAAAAAGTAATTTACCAGTAGAATATACACCAGCAGAAGAACCTTCTACTACACCATAAGCATTACTATCAATACCAAATACATATTTACCTTCATCAAATGCATTTGCTCCACTTGGGATGCTTTCTAGAACAATTTTGGTGAAAAATTGAGGATCAAAATAAGAGTATCCAAATGTGCTATTATAAGCAGATGTTCCAGCTTCTAGACGACCTTTGGAAAGAACAATATCGGAATCAGAATTGAAACCTGATCCTCTTCCTTGTAAAAAGAAATTACTTGGTTTTGTTTTACCAATTACAGGAGTAATAGTATCTGAATAATCTACAATAAATCCAAATTCATT